CGGAATCAAGCAAAGAACTTCGCTTCGACCGTCTCACTTACGGGATCTTCTAAACACAAAGTCATCATCATCGATGAGGCAGACAATACCGGTAATGATGTTCAACTCCTACTACGAGCGAATATTGAGGCATTTTATAACAACTGCCGATTCATCTTCACCTGCAACTACAAAAACAAAATCATTGAACCTCTTCACTCTCGATGCGCAGTTATCGATTTCACAATCAAAGGAAAGCAACGAGTGCAACTTGCGGGAAGTTTCTTTCAACGACTTCAATCAATCTTGGATTCGGAAAAGATTGAATACGATCAAAAAGTCCTTGCAGAACTTGTATCAAAGCACTTTCCTGATTTCAGGCGTGTTCTCAACGAATGTCAAAGATATTCTGCAGGAGGAAAAATCGACGCGGGCATTCTTGCATCTTTCTCAGACGTTTCTGTAAATGAACTTGTCAAATCTCTCAAAGATAAAAACTTTCCTGAAGTCCGAAAGTGGGTGGTCAGTAACTTGGACAACGACGCTTCTCATCTACTTCGCAGGGTTTATGACGCCGCTTTTGATCACCTTGTTCCCTCATCTATCCCTGCTGCCGTTCTTGTTATTGCTAAGTATCAATACCAATGTGCGTTCGTGGCTGACCAAGAAATTAACCTCCTAGCAGCATTAACAGAACTTATGTGTGAATGTGAATTTCGTTAAACTACTCCACTACTATTTAGTAAAGGAGTAGTTTAAAAGTTATGGCTAAAGGCACTATCTACGAGCATAGAGAACCAACAGAAACAGAACTTGCTTGGGTTACTGGTATATGGGAAGGTGAGGGGTCTTGGTCTTACAAAAAAGGTAGAACGAGAATTTTTCCTAATGGAAAAATTTATACTGAAAAAGATTACCTTGTTATGAAGATGTCTATGACTGATCAAGATATTATGGAACGAGTTGCTGTTATAATGGATGGTAGAAAAATTACTTGGAGTGATGGTGGACCAGTTCACAAAGCAGCAGGACAAAAACCTTGCTATCATATTAGTCTTCAGGGTGAGGCAGCAAAAAGATGGACTGAATTGATGGCACCTTATCTTGGAAATAGACGCCGAGAAAAGTATGAAATGATTATGGAGAAATTGAATGCCAATTAGTCAAAAACAATTAAAAACCTGTTTGAGATATCCGGGCGGCAAAAGTAGAGCAGTCGCAAAGATGGGACCTTATTTTCCCGACCTTCGCAATTATGATGAGTTCCGTGAACCATTTCTTGGTGGGGGAAGCGTTGCAATTTATATCACAAAGAAGTATCCTGGATTAAATATTTGGGTAAATGACCTTTATGAACCTCTTGTAAACTTCTGGCAACAACTCCAGATGTTTGGGAATGATCTGAAGAATGAATTGGTTGATTGTAAAGTTGCTTACAATACTCCCGAACTTGCAAGGGAACTCTTTCTAAAGTCAAAGGAGCATATAAATGATGAGTCTGAAACGAACTTTAATCGTGCTGTCGCTTTCTATATTGTTAACAAATGCTCTTTTAGTGGTCTTACCGAAAGTTCATCTTTTTCAGAGCAAGCAAGTAACTCCAATTTTTCCTTGCGAGGAATTGGAAAATTGCCAGAGTATTCCAAGTTAATTGCTAATTGGTGTATAACTAACTATTCATATGATTATCTGATGGATGGGAACAAAGGTGCTTTTATGTATCTCGATCCTCCTTATGATATTAAGGATAATCTCTATGGGAACAAAGGATCAATGCACAAAAGATTTGATCACGATAAGTTTGCTGCTGATTGCGATACTAATAATATGGATCAATTGATCAGTTATAATTCAGATCAACTTGTGAAGGATCGTTTTAAGAACTGGAATGCTGTTGAGTTTGATCTTACGTATACGATGAGATCTGTTGGTGAATATATGCGAGAACAAAAACAACGTAAAGAACTTTTGCTTTTTAATTATGGAATTGAAGGACTGGTTGGACTCAATTAATTTTACGAAAGAAGATTTGTCGGAGAGTATTAAAGATTATCCTCCTTATATTATTAATAAATGTTTGTCCGGACATATTGATTGTGTTCTTTTTGTAAATGAAATGAATATGATGCATCAACTTGATAAAGATATGCAATATTCATTTTATCTAAATAGTCTAAGGAAACGGAAGAGATTTTCTCCCTGGCTCCGTAAAGATAAGATTACAGATTTAGAATGTATTAAATCATACTATGGTTATAGTAATGAAAAGGCATCTCAAGCACTGAAAATCTTAACAAAAGAACAACTAACTTTCATCAAACAAAGACTTGATATTGGAGGAAAAAAATGACTACTACGGTAGAACCTACTGTTGAATGGTCTCAAGACCAAATGGTAGAGGTGATTCTTAATGAACCTGATGATTTTCTGAAAGTTCGTGAAACTTTGACTCGCATCGGAGTTGCATCAAGAAAGGAGAAAAAACTTTATCAATCCTGCCATATTCTTCACAAGCAGGGTAGATATTATATTGTTCACTTTAAGGAACTGTTTGCTCTTGATGGTAAACATGCAAATCTTACTGTGAATGATGTTCAGCGTCGTAATCGTATTGCACGTCTTCTTGCCGATTGGGGTTTAATTACTGTCGTAAAGGCAGATTCCGTTTCTGATATTGCACCACTCAATCAAATTAAAGTCCTTGCATATAAGGACAAGGGTGATTGGATTCTGGAGCAAAAGTATAATATCGGTAAGAAAGGAAAAGCAGTAGAAACCGAATAAATAGTTTGGTGCCATTCGTGCGGCACTCTACAAAAGTCGGAACACCCTAAAGAGAAGTACGGTTTTTACCTTGCTTCTCTTTTTGTTTTATGATTAAATAATATTGATCGCCTTATAGGGATCACACAATCAAACCTCGCTTTTAAAGGAGCTACTATAATGACTAATCTGATGAAGTATCAGGCTGCGGATCTTCCTGCTTTGCTGGAAAGAATTAATCGCAATACGATTGGTATGGATGAATACTTTGATCGTATTTTTAAAATTCACGAAACAACCTCTAACTATCCCCCCTACAACCTAGTTCAAGTAAGCAACGTAGAATCGCGACTTGAACTTGCACTTGCTGGATTTAAGAAGAAGGAGGTTTATGTCTACACTCAAGACGGCAAACTCTTTATTGAAGGTCAAAAAGAAGATAAAGAAACGGAGTTCAACTATCTCCACAAGGGTTTGGCTCAACGGTCATTTACACGTTCCTGGACACTCTCTGATGATACGGAAGTTAGATCAGTTGATTTTGAGGATGGGCTTCTGACAGTCACTCTTGGTAGAATTGTTCCAGATCATCATAAGAGAAAGGATTATCTCTAAATAAAAATAAAAAATGAAAACTTTTCAGGAATTTGTATCTATAATTAAAGAAATGAAAGGTGATTTTGGATATGGTGTTATGCCACCAAAACCAAAATGTTATGGAAAAACCACTACATATGCTATGCTTCCTGGAAAGAAGGTTTGTAAGTTTAAAAGAAAGAGATAAATATAATTGAATATCGTCGGCGCATGAGGAGCACCTGGCAAAATCCAGGATAACTCCTCATTTTTTATAAATACCAATAAAGAGTAGGTGTGATTTTAAATGGAATATTATACATATGCTTATTTTGATGAAAATAATATTCCTTATTATATTGGTAAAGGAAAAGGTAAAAGAGCTTGGGATAAAAATCACTCTGTTTTAATACCTCCAAATGAAAGAATAGTAATTTTGAAGGACAATCTTACGGAGGAAGATGCATTTAAGCATGAAATTTATTTAATCGAAATTCTTGGTAGAAAAAGTCAAGGAACTGGTATATTGGAAAATATACATAGTGGTGGATGTCAACCCTCTGGATTTATACAGCACTCGGAAGAAACTAAATCTATGATGAGATTGAGAAGACACAGTGAAGAAACAAAGAGAAAAATCGGAGAATCTTCAAAAGGACGCCCCTGTAAAGAAGAAGTAAAACAAAAATTATCAAAACTGTGGACTGGAAGAAAATTAACAGAGGATACGAAAAATAAAATAAGTAAATCTCATATGAGTAAAAAATTAAGTGAAGAGACAAAAAGAAAAATGAGTGACGCAAAAAAACAAATGAGTGAAGAGACGAAAAGAAAAATGAGTGAAAAGGCAAAATTGAGAGAAGCAAAAAAACGAGGAGAAACTTGACTCCTCCTTTTTTTATTGCTAGAATAATCGGAGGTATGAGACAAAAATGACTGTAAAACTTGCACTATTGAAATCCGGAGAGGATGTAATCGCAGATATTCAAGAAATGGTTATTGAAGAAAAAGTAGTTGGATATATCTTCAATAAACCTTGTCATATTAAAATGAAATTGAAAGAAGAAGATGAAAAATCTGATTCTGTTAAGATTAGATTGGTTCCTTGGATTCTTCTTTCAAAGGATACAAAAATTCCAGTATCCTTGGATTGGGTAATTACTATAGTGGAACCAATCGATCAACTTTCTAAAATGTATCAAGAGGATATTTTAAACAATGGAAATAGTCAAAATATTGTTATTAACCAACAATCAAATTCTGATCAGTCGGATTGAAGAAGTTGGTGCTGATATTGGAGAACCCGATTGCAAACTTGTTAATCCGTTTGTAGTGAAAAGTGATAAAACTCTAGATCCATTTCTCTGTGGATATACAAAACAAAATACATTTATGATGAGTTCGGATAAAATTATTACACTTTCTGATCCAACTCCAACTCTACTTGAAAAATATGGGGATTTAATTAAGGAATGAATTTTTACACTAATGTTCAATTGATTGGAAATCAATTTTTGGTTCGTGGAGTACAGAATGGTAAAAGATTTGAAATAAGAGATGAGTTCTTTCCAACTCTTTATGTAAAAACTAAAAAAGACCCCAAGTATAGAACATTAAGTGGAGAAGCAGTAGAACCTGTAAAACCTGGAACTGTTAGAGATTGTCGTGAGTTTTATAGTAAGTATGAAAATGTGGATGGATTTGAGATCTATGGAAATGATCGATATATCTATCAGTATATCTCAGAAAAGTATCCAGAAGATGAAATTAAGTTTGACATCAGTAAAATCAAACTTGTAACGTTGGATATTGAGGTTGCCTCAGAACAAGGATTCCCTGATGTAGAATCTGCTTCAGAAGAAATCTTGTCTATCAGTATTCAGGATTATACAACCAAGAAGATTACAACCTGGGGAGTTAAACCATTTAATAATACTCGTAAAGATGTCACTTATTATCATTGTCCATCTGAGTATGAACTCCTGAATCATTTTATTAATTATTGGATGGTTGATGTACCTGATGTGATTACTGGATGGAACATTCAAATGTATGATGTTCCTTATATCTGTAAGCGATTAAATCGTGTTCTTGGTGAGAAACTAATGAAGCGTTTCTCTAACTGGGGACTTGTGACTGAAGGTGAAATTTTCATTAATGGGCGTAAGCATACGACGTTTGATGTGGGTGGTTTGACTCAACTTGATTATCTTGATCTTTATAAGAAGTTTACTTATAAAGTTCAAGAATCTTATCGCCTTGACTATATTGCTGAAGTTGAACTTGGGCAAAAGAAACTGGATCACTCTGAGTTCGATACTTTTAAAGATTTCTACACTAAAGGTTGGCAAAAGTTTATTGAGTATAACATCATTGACGTAGAACTTGTTGACCGTTTGGAAGACAAGATGAAACTTATTGAACTTGCTTTGACGATGGCATATGACGCGAAGGTGAACTATGCCGACGTGTTCTATCAAGTTCGTATGTGGGATAATATCATTTATACTTATCTTAAGAAAAGAGATATTGTAATTCCCCCACGAAATAAAGAACGTAAGGATGAGAAGTATGCTGGTGCTTACGTAAAAGAACCGATTCCTGGAATGTACGATTGGGTTGTGAGTTTTGACTTGAATTCTCTATATCCT